GCAATACGTTCCCACCTTGGAAGAAGTGAAGCGCACTAAAGCTAAGGTTGAAAGCGCGGAAGAGTGGCTTGCCGAAGCAGAGAGCAAGCTTCGTACTCGCAAGGTTATGGAAGTTACTAAGCGAAACTTCATAAAAAAGCGCGAAACCGAAATCGAAATACAGAAACAAGTAGTAGCAGATCTATCCAAAGAAAAGCCAACGGTAGGCGCTGCGGAAGCATTGCGAAGAGCGGGAAAGGAACCAGCCTCTCTTGCTCTCGAAAAGCGCAAGCTTGAGAACATGGAAGCTGATCTAAAGAAGCGCAACGATGAACTTGCGGCCTACCAAAAGAAGCAGATCGCAGATTCAAATGCAGATATCAAGGAAGTGACTAGCCGCCTGGAAGCGCTTCGTTCTGAACTAGACAAGATGACCGAAGGAATCTCGGCTATTGTAGATCTTCCAGAGAAAGCCAAGATAGAAGTCCAGGTCAACAAGAGAAGGGCGGCTATTACTGATCTTGAAGCCAAGGTTCAGCAGCTACGAGATAAGTTCATGGCTGGGAAAGAGAAGAAGAAAGCCCCTTCCTCAAAAGAATCCACCCCGGCAGAGACCACATCTATCGAGGAACTCTATCCGCAGGCAGTTGAATACGCTCGTGATAAAGGAATCGTAGCCAGAAAGGATCTCCGCAAGGCTTTTGCTAAGTACGGGCTAGCTGATAAACAAATCAACTCAATGTACAAGAAGCTTCAGTCCGAGGGGGTGCTTAACGAAAAAGGCGAGGCAGTAAAACCAGAGCCGACCCCGGTAGTCAAAGCAGAAGAACCCAAGCCAGCGCCTAAGGCAGAGAAGCCGAAGGTGGAAGCTAAGCCCAAGGCAGAAGCCAAGCCGAAGGCAGCGGCAAAACCGAAGGTGGAGGAAGAGCCAAAAACTGTTAAAGTAGAGGCTCCAGTTAAAGCGAAAGGAAACTTCTCTGACCCCAAAGACGCAGCGATGTATGCGGTATGGGAGAAGAGTCCGACTAAGTTCGGCTCTGCCGGTGAGTCGATAGACATGCTAACCGAGGCGGCGAAGCGAATGAAAAAGGTAGATTCATCCCTCAAGATGAACGAGGCAAACCGCTACGTGAAGCAATACCTCGAAGCCGCAAACAAGGCAGTCTCTGAAGGAAAGAAAGTGCCCTCGATGGAAGACTGGTACAAGAAGATGATGGAATAAAAAAGGGGAGGCCGAAACCTCCCCTTTTGCTTTATAGGGCTAGAGTTATTTAGCCCAGACATCTCCCCAAGATCCAGCTAGAGCGCCCTTAGAATACGCCCATACAGTCTCGCCGCAGTCCCATAATCGGTAATATCCCATTTTCTTCATGATCTGTTTCTCGGTCAGATCGCAGTCTGAGTTTTTAATTTCTGGCACTTGTCCTATAAACTCAGTCCAGTGACGCTTTATTCCTTTCTTGATATCTGAAATCTTGAAGTAGAAACAAGAAGGAGGAGTTACCTCAATAGGTAAGAAGCCGCTCTTGGCATGGCACTCCCCGCTCCCCCAACAATTGTCGCAATAAGAGACGATTGATTCAGTCGATGTCATCAGCTTGAAGTAATTGATGAGCTTGGACCATCCTCCTGGTATAGATAGTCCTGCCAGAGTTGCCGACCTGACTATCTCCCATTGATATCTACTGTCATGTCGAGGTTCGCCAAATGCCATTACAGACACCAGTTCGTCTTTATGGTAAAGGCCAAGCTGGACAGATGAATCAGCGTCTCCCTGAGAGTGGTTTCTTTCAAGGAAGTCCCTTGACTCTGACTTGCCTATAGTCCGAACTACGCATTTTCTAGCATAGATTCTTCTGTTGTTTTTGTTTAACGCGTTCCGTATTCTGCTTTTTACGATATCTGGAATCCTGTTCCAGTCTAAATCCCATACGGTCAAAAGCTTTATTCCTTTTGCTTGGCACTCTAGCATTTTTTGCTGATGGTAGTCTTTGGGCTTATCCACATATTTATTACTGTCCGAATGCCAGTATGCTCCGCAGAACTCAATGGCAACGCCCTTGGACGGTATGTATATATCCAGTTCTTTTGGAGGTATGACGTCTTTTACGTTTAACTGTACGTCTTCACTGGGTATATTTAATTCTTTAACGATAAATTCCCTTATCAACTTCTCTTGATGGGATGTCTTTCCTATCCTTGGGGACTTTAGATTCAGTCGTCGTATAGCGTTAGATACAGTGTCCGTTGTCACGCCAAGTTCAAATGCTAAGGTTGATGCTGTTTTTGATCGGTACTGTTCGGATAGCCACTCTTCGGAGTAAAGCTTGTCATAGGCTTCTTTGCCGATTCTTTTTACCACTCGTCTTTTCGTTATTGCTTCGCGCTTCTCTTTGTCTTTGAAGATGCTGTTTTGGGTTATCCTTGCCTTGTCTTCTTTCGATAGCGACGACCTCCACTTGGCTCTCTTGGCAACAGCATCCTTGCTAGCGCCGTTCTTGAAAGACTCGAAATACTTAGCCCTGCACGACATGGAACAAAAATCAAAATATCCATGACGTAACTGCTTGAAGTTTGTCCTGTTGCCACATAGTTTACAGGATGGGTTGATATCAGGATTCAGCCAGCGGTACAGTTTTTCGCCAATGGTCCTGCCTTCACCCTTACTGAGTTCATCCATGAACTCCCTATGTTTGAACCTAAGGGTATTAGCATATCCATTAGGAACTTTTAAAATAAGGTCTAATACTTCATCTCTGGTTGGCGCTTGCATAAGGCCATTGTATCACCATATTCAAAGAAATTGGTGTACTCAGTCTACTGACGCTAAGTACACCAATTTTCAATCGTTGAAAACTACGTTAATTCGCAGGAATTTCCGCTACACGACAGTTCCTGAGCGCCCGTGGTTTCGTCATTTTTTTCGTAAAGAGAAAGGGCATCCCAGTCGATAGAGGCTGGCATCTTGGCAAGCGCGGCCTCGTATTCTTCCTTCGTGCATTCCGTATACGGTGCTTGCTTGTATACATGGTTAGAGTGCGGCAGGAAGCTAAGACCTGAGATGTGATCGAAGTGCTTGTAAACCCAAGCCGCAACGTCAATCCACTCACTCTCTCGCACATAGATAGTGCAGGAGATAGTGTGCTCTGCCCAGTACTTCTTATAAATCAGCCACAGGTCTAACTGCTCGACGGCGCTCATGTCATCACGGAGGACTGAAGAATCTGGCGATTTCATCGGGAAGCTAAAGACGTAGGTAGAATTTGGCTTAGTAACGTCATCCTCTACCGGGAAGCCAGCATCCTTCATCATGATCGCAAGTGGGTCTTTCTTGTCGGCCCGAACCGTCCGAATGTAATACCGACTGTAGCGTGGATGAATACCGCTGGAACGGTCGCATAGCTGACTTGTTGTTCCTTCAGGTTTAACGCAAGTGATTGCAGCGGATGGATTAATTCCGATCTTAGCGGCCCAGTCTTTATTGACCTCGCGTGCATACTCGCGCAAGCCTGTAAGGATCTCCTTTAGATGCTGAGAATATGCGTTACTGGTGATCTCATTATCACAGATTCCAGATAGGGATACGCCAAGCAGTCGCTCCTCCTCGCTGTTCCGCTTCCAGATCTTACGCAGATAACGCAAATTAGTAAGAGAAGACTGTAGTGTTCCTAGGATAGTTGCGATCTTAACCTTTCTCCGCAAGTCAGCAATGTTGTCAGTGCTGGCGATCTGCACACTTGTAAGATTACAGAACTGGGCGGATCGTAGTACTATCTCGGCGCAAGGGTTAGTACCAAAGCGATGAGAGTACTCCCTGTCTGGCAACTCTGACACGTACTTTTTAGCTGCGTACCGATTAAAGATTCCACGCTCACCTGATCCGGAGCGATACAAGGAGATCCACTCCTCCATGAATTGACCTAGATCCGGCTTGGTGTTGTATACAGCGCTGTTATTAGCAAGCGCCCGCTGAACATTGTTTTCCCACCAACTACCGGATTTGCAGTGACGCATTTCGTTATCGCCCAGATCCGACAGCGAGATGAGGGCGCTTCGACGGACACCGCCGACTACTACAATCTCAGCGATCTTGCACACAATATCATGACATTCAATCGGCTTTAGTTTTCGGCCAGCGGCATTTAGGAATATTTTTACAGTAAATTCAAACAAACTAACGAGAGGATCTGGGCCACTCGCCCGACCTCCGAAGGTCTTTAGGCGTTCGCCAGCCTTGCGAACTTTGGACACATCCCACTTTGGAATCTTCCCGGCGTACAGCATCGAAATCAGTTCTCGATATGCAGTGGCCCAACCAATCTTAGAGTCAGCGACTACGATGACGGAATCAGTATCGTGTAGTTCTGCTGGCACCTCTGGTAATTTGCATACGTCCTCAGCCTCTACGCCAAACCCCACGCCAGTGCCATTCAATAAGACGTACATAATTTCGTCAAATACATGCGGGTGATCGACCGCTACATAGCTGCAATTGAAGCCAGCTACCTCATCGCGCTCTAGCGCCTTGCCAGCCGTCATAAGCGCCCGCATGGACGGCATAACCTCCAGCTTTAGAACTGCCTCTCGGCACTCGGCAAGTTCCTTCTGTACTTCTTCTGTTAGTTTGCCGTCCTTAGAAAGACGCTGGGAGAAGAAGTCGAAGTATCTATCGACAGTCTCCTCCCAGTTTTCTCTGCGGCCTAGATCGTCACGCCAGCGGCTATAGCGGCTGGTGGCGATGAATGTTTGATAGTCTGTTGGGAGTTGGTATGACATGGAAAGTCCTGCTATTAGTAGCGGTGAGTTTCCAGAATACCACTACCGATAGGTCATATCAACCTTTAGTCTCGGCCTTCTCCAGTGCGTTGATATAGCGGTCCAGATACCAACGGGCCTTCTTCAAGTCCTGAAGCGCGGTCCCCTTGAGGTTATGCCGGAATAGGTACTTAATGCAGTTGCCCAGTCGGAAGTCGGAACAGAATCCATACTGCTCGATAATGTCGATCACTTCCATCGGGCCCTGCACATAATGGGCTGGCCTCTCTACCGGGTCATACTGCGGAGCAAGTTGTTTAGCTGACGCATCTTGCTGACGTGCGGCTTCAACGTATTCAGACGTGGCAAGACCAATACTCCACCCTTCTAGGTTTACTTGTGACGGAACCGCCGACATATCCGGCAGGTTTGCCATGTCGCTATTCTTTTGCTCTAGCGGCAGGCCGTGGCAATAGCCATTGTACTTAAACTCTTCCTTAACCATTCTGTTCTCCTGTATTCAAGACTGGATACCCTTGCTCTAAGAACCAGCGTAGTTGGGTCCATCCCTTAAAGTTCTTCTCCCCCACGCCATTGTACGGACAAGCCACATGCTCCATTGGCGACCAGTGTGGCGGATCTGCTGCGATCAACTTGTTGTCAAACATCTTCACATCTTCTGAATTATCCCGCCGACCGTCATGGGTCAGGTAAGAAACTCTCGCGCATCTAGCCGTGGAGATCTTGAGGCGCAATGGTAAGGGGAGTTCCCGTTCTTCGCTCAGTAAATAAGGCGTGTGCCAACCATCTGCTCTGCTTACCGGATTACTATTCTTGATAGCTTCCCGAATCGCGCAAGCTAACTCATTCATCTCAGGCTGAGCCAAAGGACTGCACCGCTGTAAGAAAAAATTATCCCACTCGGTAGCCGAGATGATTACCTTGTGCCACAGAAACGGTTCAAGGATTCGGTTAACTACTTGCTTATGAACCCCCAAAGAAACAAGTTCACTTGCTGATTGATATGCTTTACTGGCTGCGTCTCGCCAGATCTGCTGGGCAATCTCTAGCGTCTCTCCCTCTAGCGGTGGTCCAGCCTGCATTCCTTTCTTGGCGCTACCAAATTCAACAGGCATCGCTACGTCGGTCGCTACTTGTTCAAGCATCTTATGGACTGGAATAGCCCGAGAACTTGCAGAATTTCTGCTGAATCTCCGGTGAGTTAGACATTCTGCCCATACATAGCGGTGAAGGCAGGCTTCAATCGTAGTCAGCCTATTGCCTTGGGCATTGATAGAATCTTCGATTACTTTCGCGTAGATCATTTAGAGTCCTTCCTCCCGTACCACTGAGCATGACCGGCTTCCACTAGCACATTGTTCAGGCTTTGGTCTGGATCTTTTACGCCATCGGAATCAAGATCTACAGCAGATAGCGGATAGATCCACCCAAGTACCCGCCCGTACTTATCGCTTCGGTCAATCTCAGTCTTGATGCAGAACGGAGTATCCCCAAGCCATCCCTCTACATACTTCTTTGCCGCGATAGCGTCTTCTCTTACGAGAATGTCTGCACTGTTAAGCTCCGGCGTGTCGATTCCCGCCAGTCGAACCCGCTTGACTACCTTGATATGGAACCCAAGGTCGATCTCGCAGTCAATCGTATCACCGTCAACTACTTTAATTGCAGTTGCTTTGTAGACGTACATTCAGTGATTCTCCCTCGCTAATCAAGTTCTATTTCCTTCACAACCCAGAACAGGTTTTCATCTCTCGTGGTTCTTGACTTATAGTCGCAGTACTCGGTCGCTTTCATTTTTGTGGTAAATGCTTTATCTAGAGTCCGAGATGCGTCAAAACTATCGCTGTATATTTCTACGACTACATAAACAAAAGACCCATTATTTTGCTTATCCTCAGCCATTCTTACCCTTTCCTTTCAAACCACCGCATGCATACCCACTGCGATACAGATGCGGTAAGCGTCATTGTTGTGATGTAGATAGCGCCCAGTACTAGCGCATGGTTCATATTAGACTCTCGGAGGATCTTCATGAATTGATCTACCATGAGGATCTGCCCGATAAAGTAGGTCGAGTTCGCTGCTACCGAACCAATAGTTCCGTACATGATGCTGTTACTGTTGCGGGCGCGACTGACCAGGACGTAGCTAAACTGCTGCGCTATCAGAATCGGAATCAAGATCCAGTAGTTCATTATTCTTTCCTAGTTTAACTTTGTGTTCCTCGCACAGCGTTAGTATCCAACCACAGTCAGTGGCAAACCCGCGCTTGCCGCACCTCATGCACGTCTCTACAGACTTCCGTTCGGCTTCAGCAATTCGATCATACATCTCATCTGAGCATTCCCCAGTATAGAACCGCAATCCACCGAACTTCTCTTTAATCTGAAAGAGCGTCCTGTCCCACCCTAATACCACGAGGTCATCGTAAAGACTATTGATAATGTCGTGCCACCCCTCCATGCCGCCGATGAGATCATCAACGGATACTTCTTTCCCATGAAATCCATAGAAGATCTTAACTCCCATTTCATTCTCCCTTTATCGAATACTCAATCGTCCCTACCAACCCTTCTTCCCTGTCCCAGATGAACCCCTGCGCCCCGAGTACATTCCCCACATAGCCATGAGCAGAATGGTAATAGTCAGGTGAGCATAGAGCCGGAATAATTCTAACCTTAACGCCCATCTTTTCATAGACTCGCTCTTGGTGAAGATGCCCAAGGTGTACCTCTCTGATTCTTGTCTTGGCCCAAAGCTCCGGCCTCTCCACTGCCATCATTAGCGGCTTATCCTTATGCGCCCCCTTGTCGCCATGCTCAAATAGGACAAGGTTATCGCCCCAGTTCCAGTACTTGCGACTCGTTGGTTCATTGAATACCTGCACTTCAGGGTTGTTGGCATAGGTAATCCAAACACAATTACCCAGGTGCCATACCGATAGGTCATCATGGTTGCCGCTGACAAACACCACATCAACAGGACAGATCTCGCGCATCTTTTCGATCTGCTTTACTACCGTTTTAAGAGTAGTCATAAAGACCTTGTGATAGCGAGAGTCGTTGGACTGCGGTGTTCCCTTGGTCGTCGTCCCTTCCCGGTTATCGGAGTTAAGTATATCATTTCCAACGACATACACAATCCGATCCAGGTTGTAATGGCACCGGCCAAGGATAGTGTCGATAGCCTTTTCGTATTCCCGGCAAGCGATACTAGTATCGTAGTTACCCCAGCCAGTTTCATTTGACCAAGCAAGCTTGCCGAAGTGCGCGTCAAATACGCTGATTTCTAGAGCCACACCGCTGTCTGGCATAGAGTACTTCTTCTTTGTCAGTACGGACGGCTTCTTTACAAACTCCTGCCGGATCTCTTCGACCGCCTTCTTCACCGTCTCAATGTTTGCCTGAGAGATGCGGCGAAGGGTAGCCTTTACTTGATAAAGAGGATGAGTCTGGAGGTTCCCGCTATTGTCCTTCGCCCCAACCTCCCACGAGTTGCAGATAAACCGCTCTACTTCCCATGCCGACAGGTCTATCTTAAAGAACTCAATCAACTGATCTAACGTATGGATTCGCGTCTTGTCGAGGGAGATATTCCAGGTGCTGCCAACGTATTCGTGAGAGGTCTTCTCACTAGTAGGTTTCTCATTTCTGAGGGCATTGAGGATCTTTCGAGCCTTCTTCTCCCCGCAGCCAAGTAAGGCCGCTAACTTGTAGCGGCCTATCGTCTCCGGGGTAAACCCGGCATCTTTGATTAGCTGGCGATAATCCATAGTTCTATCAATTATACGCCAACGATCTCATCGAATCAAAAATCCCAGCCGCTGTATTGCCCCAGGTGAGATCGCTAAACATACGCGAAGCCTTCTCTCTCCGCTTACGCAAGTCATCCCTCATACGGTAGGCTTGCTCTAGCTTGGAGACAATCTCATCCAAGCTAGGCTTATGCCAACGGCCAAGATAGCGGTCGCCCTGCATGAATGTAGCCTCTTCGCCGCAAGTCAGTAGAAGATCCTTGTATGGATACGTCTCACGGCGGGTGATGTCCGTGTGTCCCGTCGCATCGGTAACAATACACGGAACCCCGCAAGCCAGGGCCTCCATTAAGCACAGGTTTGTCCCGGCCTCGCAACGATTGGGAAACAGGATTACATCGCAAGCAGTATACTGAGTTGCCATGTTCATCCCATAAAGATTACGCCAGTTCTGTACTTTATTGGCCTGAAGTGTCGCATGAAAGAACTCTGCTTGATTAATCTTATAGAAGTGATCGTCAAGCGAGTACATCATTCGGACGGCGGCGTTCTGGTTCCAGGCAAACTCCCGAATCAATCCAGGCCAATCGTTATGCCAGTTGTATACAAGCTCGATATCGTCGTACCGCTCTTGCAGAATAGACACCGCTTTGATAACTAGGTCTTGCCCCTTGCGGAATTCAAACTTACCGAAAGAACCAATCGTGAATATATCACTAGGGCCGTCGTCCCCTTCCTTAAAGTGGAACTCCTTAAAGTTAACCCCTTGAATAGCGACTGACGTAGGTGTGGTTATCAGCGGATCAAGCCACTGTCGCATCCAAGTTGAACCGCAAACGATGTGATCCCAAAGCCTGTCGCCATAGTAGGCCATCTTCTCGCCAGCGATATTGTTCTCGATAAACCCGTAGCCAATGTTCTTCTTCCCGAGAATCGAACTGGTGTACTGGAAGTTATGGTCCGATACCGCCGACAAGCACACCTCTGAAGACACGACGATCTCATCAAGGGTACGCGCTTCATTTGTGTACACACCGTATGGCTTCAGTTCGCGCCTCAAGTTCTCGCTGCACCGTCCCCATCCGTAAGCGCCGACCTTCGGCAAGTGGCAAGAGTAATCAGCCATTAGAACCCTTCCTTCTTTTGGATTACATTCACTTTGCATTTGCCCTCTGCTGCTCTTTTTGCGTACTGCTCAGAGACGTACCCGAATACTACATCATTCTCGGACACCCCGGTATGGTAACCCCACATCATGCCTTGGCGAACCACGATCTGCGCCAGTATTTTTCCATCGTATTCTCGGACTAAAGAATAACCAATCCAGTGAGCGTATGGTCTTTTCTTTTCAGTCGGCAACCAAGCGAAGAAAAGCACAATACAGATTACAACCACAACACTTAGAAGATATGCGATATCCATTACTTGCCTCCAATCTTGTTACAGACTTTCTCAATTACTGGCTTCCAATCTCCGCAAGTCTCCTGACGAACAATCCGGTGATTGTCCCCATAGAACCTGGAGGTTTCACCCTCGATTCCCCAACGCCAGTCTGAGTTAGTCGGCACCATCGTAAGACAATCTGTTCCGATAACGCCAGCCAAGTGAGATAGCGCCGTATCAATTGTGACAACGCTATTCAGCTTAGAAACAATTGCGGAGAGAGATACGAGTCCCTTCTTATCCCAGATATAAACTCCGTTCTTTTTCAAGAACTCCCGCTCGTGGTCAGTTAGATCCATCTGGAGAGAGATGCACTTACGGGATCTAATAAGAGGAAGCATAGCCAGGAGGTTCATGCTGCGCCAGTAATCATTCTGGTGCGCCGGGTTTCCACGCCAGCAGATACCAACGTAATCCTTACAGTCGTCAGCTAGAGAAGCCACCTGCGGGTCTACCTTCAGGCAAGGCTTGAATCTTGAGTCCTCATCTAGTAGATCAAACATCCAGGCAAATGGGCCACGCAAGGTATGAACTACAGAGGAGTGGCACTTCTGCCAACTAAGAGTTTCGATATGGCCGTGAGCGGAGATGATGTCGTCAATGAAAGCATCATGCCGCCCGTCGATTGAGACGATATTCAGAAACACGCCATACACTTCACAGAGATTTAGGAAGTTAGGCAGCATCATCAGACAGTCGCCCAGCCCCTGCTCAAGCAGAACGGTAACGGTGCCGTTGGAGATTGCTTCATCTCTCGTTCCGATAAACTCCATCGCATCGTAATTGGGGATCAAGTTGCGGTAAGAAGAAGCTCGTGACCGATAGAGACGTTTACCTGTCTTGTAATTTCCAATCTGCATCTCTTTCATGCCGAGATATACGTCTACGTCTGGCGAGGGGTCGCAATTGGCAAGGTGGCGTTTAGCCGATTGGTAATCTCTCTTCATGTCGTAAGCACTTGCGGCCTTTAGACGGACCTCTTTAAGGCCATCATTATTACGCCAACGCAATCTCAAAGCGCCTTCACATGCATTGATAGCAGATCTTAGATCAAATTTATACATGTGCGCCTGAGCAATGTTTGCCGCATACTCAGGCATTAGCTTTGCATCTAGCGCACTAGTGAAACTGTCCAACGCTTCGTCATGTTTGCCCATCTTTAACTGGGCAGCGCCAATGGAATTATAGACAACGTCACGATCAACGTCGCCAAACCCTTTCTGTTTAATCTCTTCAAGCATCCGCAGCGCTCGGGCGTACTCGCCAGCCTGCATCCACACAATCGCAGATAAGTACAAGTCAGAGGTCGTCACTGATTTTCAATTCTCCATTCGGGTAGATTCTAATTCGGAACTTCTTTTCCGCCGCCTCTTCGACCGGATGTAGATAAACCGGAGCGTTGAAGTGGCGAACATTGTCATCCTTAATTACCTTTGCCTTCACCAGATAATCAAGGATCGTTGTCCATGCGCCATCTCGATCCATAGCCCAGGACTTCTTCGGTAAGTATGCCTTGAACTCGACTGCCGGGTGTTCAAGTTCAAGGCAATAATAGTCGTGAGGGATTTGAAACATGGCAGTCTCCTCTGCATCTGTTACCCTCTTCGGCTTAAAGCGCCTACCGCCCTTGCCGGAAGCGTAGGCATTCTTCTTCGATATCACATCAGCTTCAATCGTGATATCTAGAAACGCATCGTCTTTGCGTAGTGGCAGTTCGCGCATAAGGTCTGAAGATTCTCCATGTCGTGAGTGCCACCGGAACTGCGGTTTACTACATGGTCGCACTGTAGTTGTAATACGCTAGCGCACTTGCGACAGCGCCACATGTCCCGCTCAAACACCTGACGTTTACGCATCTCCCAGAAGGAACGATGGAGTTTGTCAAAGACGAGAGACTCCTTCTTCCCTTTATCTACAAATACCGGATCGGAGCTATCATCTTGAGCTAAGCCGTAGGACTCCCGGCTTAGCTTGATGACCTTCCACCCAGTAACCTTCTCAAGAGTTGACTTATTCATTTGCCTGCGCCACTGCTATCCAAGTAGTATGACACTCACTAATCATTGCGTCAATAATCGCGCTCTCGTTAGTAGATCCAACGTAAGACTGGACTCGTGGATCTTTGATGAACTTATCCCACTTCTCTCGGGTATGTTCGTTAGTCCGAACCAAGATCTTCGACGGCATAGCGATGTCCTTATCAACAAGCCCCATGTCGTGCATCTTGTAGATCAGATCCTCGTAGGATTCTAGCTTCGCTTCTTCGATCAACTGATTGCGTGTCTGAATCTGCTTGTCTGAGATGATGCCGTTATTGTATGGGATCGCCTTAGCAATCGCCTTCAGCTTGGCAATTGTCAGTCCATCGAAGGTATTAACGGTGATCTGCGGGAATTCACGGGCGATCCGCAAGCAAGCATAGCCATCGTTGCGGTTTATACGGAACGTATGCGGAACCACGGTGTCCATGAACTGCGTAAAGTTCTTACACCCAAACAGATCCAGCACGTCCTTGCGGTACTGGATCAACGAGAACAGGCGACCGAGGATTGGAACCAGCTTGCGCTGCGCCCGTCCTACTCGGCTGAACACTTTTGTACAGGCAACAACATGCTGTGCTAGGTCGTTAGCCTTGATGTTGTCTGGAATTACTACGTCAATCTGGTCATCCGAATGGGTGAAGACGGTAGAGATAATCGACTTCTCTTCGTCGGTGATGTCTTCACCAAGGAAGAGAGTCGCAATATCCGAATCCAATTCCATTCGAGGAACTACCGAACTTGCAGTAGCTCGGCGCAATACTTGAAACTCGCTCATTCATGCACCCCTTTACGAAATAATGATTGAAGGTTCATTGAAAAGAATCGGCGGATCGGCAACGGTGCCGTTAGGGACGAACTCTATCGAGTGTACGCAAGCGATAATCGTACCAATCGGCAAGTGGCTCATCGACTCAATCTTTAAGTCCTTATCCGGCATCCCTTTCGCCGCAAATTCGTTCGCCCGATAAATCGCATCGTCCCGATCGTTGGCTAGGACGTAAAGAGAATCGGCCAATTCCTCGCCTTCTTTCTCTTTGATTTTGAAATCAACTCTGAAAAGCATTCTGCTCCTTGGGATAATACTAACACACTAAATTCTTTCCACAAACTTGTAATGCGCTCCCTTGTACTCAACCTGGATAATGCCAGTCCTGCCTTGTCGGTTCTTTGCAATGATGAGTTCATCAGGAGGCGGTGGCTGGCCCGCTTTCTTCCAGTAGAGGCTTGGGCGGTGAGGGAAGATAATCAAGTCGGCATCAGCTTCAATGTCGCCCGATTCACGGAGGTCGCTCATCTGGGGCCGATTATCTCCACCGGGGCGATTTTCTGCAACACGACTGACCTGAGCGGCTACAATCATCCTGGTGTCGAACTCCATTGAGATATCCTTCAGGCTGCGGGAAATCTCCGATACTTCCTGGAAGCGGTTACCGCTCTTGTTCGGACACTTCATTCTCTGTAAGTAGTCAACCAGTACCATATCAGGGTTTCCGTACTTGGCTTTATAGCGGGCAAGTTCTGCCCTTAAAGACAGCGGAGTTCTGCCGCCTCTGTCAGAAATCCGTAGATTCCTTGGCGCTGAATACGTTATAAACTCAGCTACCTGCTTCTTCTCTGTTTCTGTCAACATGCTGTGGATAAAGTCATCGCTTCTAATGCCGATCTCCTGGCAGAAGATGCGCGTCCACATATCAATACTCCACATTTCGTGGCTGTAGAACAAGACATTGGCACCCTCTGCCGCTGCTTTGTAAGCGATCTGGCACAATAGGGCGCTCTTACCTACGCTCGGTCGAGCGCCAATAATCACCAGCTTTCCTGGCTGGAATCCGTAGATATACTCGTTTAACGTATCAAAAGGAGTTGGGATGCCGTTCCTTGGTCGTTCGATAAAGTCTCTGATCCCATTAGGATTAGACTCAACGATCTCGTCAATCGTCTTCAGAGTATCTGTCTTGATCGAATCAGTCGCCACTCCACGGATAAACTCTTCTGCATGGCCGATGAGTTCGGCGGTGTCCGCGCCTTCAGAGATGTTCGCATCAATCCGCTTAGCGAAGCCAAGAATCTTCCTTACGATATAAAGATCGTGGATCAGATGGCAAGCAGCCTCTACGTCTACCTCTTGATTCGCCCCGAGGATGTCGCGCATCCCGGCTTCGTAGTCTTCCGGCTCAACCTCAAAGTCAGTGCTTCTCTTGGCCGTGGCAAGACTGATCGAGCAATCCGGAAGTCGGCCCTGAGTGGAGGCGTCCAAGATGTACTTGTAGAAGACCTTATGCCGCACGTCAGAGAAGTCGTCTACTGTTAGATTTGCAGTAATCGTCTGAAGATGAGAAGGCTTGCGAAAGCAGTAGTGTAAGATCTGCCGCTCGACATCTACGTTCTTTGTTCGAAACGTCCCATCTCCCAAGGACTCCGCGATAGTCGCGGCTATGTTCTGCTTTATGCGCTTCTTGTCAGCCATTTATCAACCTCACAAAATCAACACCTCCATGTTTTGCAACGAAATCATCCGGGTCCATCCCGTCTGGTAGCGATACTACTTTAATCGGAAACTTCTCATCTGCCAACCCTTCCGCCGCCCGTGCCGCTGCCTTGGCCCCAGCCGAATCGCCATCGTAGCAAATCGACACCCAATCCGCATACCGCTTCAGCAGCCTTAACTGATACTTCGTCATCGCCGTTCCGCAGGTAGAGACTACGTTCTTTATCCCGTATTCCCACAGCATCGCTACATCGAAGTACCCTTCAACAACAATCGCATAGCCAGCTTCGAGAATGTGATCCTGGGCTTTATCCAAGTTGTACAAAGTTCGGGACTTAGAATACAGCGGGCTATCCGCAGAGTTGATGTACTTGTCCGGGCTCCCGATCATAGTCCTTCCTCCGAAGGCAACGAGGTCGCAAGCGGCATTGAAGATCGGAAAGATCACCCTGTTGTTAAACTTGTACATCGTACCGTCCGTCACCCTGTCGCAATACCCGATCTCCAGTTCCTCGATGGTTGATTCGGAAAGCCCCCGGCCAGTCAGGTATTCCTGAGCCGCCGGATTCGCCCGAAGGTTCGCCTTGAAGAAATCAAGATACTGAATCAGCATCGGCTGGCTCGTTAACAGCAACGAGTCTTTCGATTGAGTCGAAGTCGAATATGCGCGTCCAGTCACGGAGGTTGAAGAAGTAGCTGCTAGTCCCATCTGGGTAGTCGTGCAGGACGTACTGTGTTAGCGCCCAGTCTTCCCCCACTTTAACCCAATAGACCTTGCCAGCTACTACATCTTTCAGCTTAACGTCTTTGTCCACTTCGTTTCCTTTCGTCCTCTGCCATTGCCAATCGTTTACCCGATAAATACCAGCTTGGGTTCATCAATCCCGCCCAAGTCTTTTGGCTTCTGTAGTACTCCATCAATTCCTTCTCTGGAATATTCTCCAGATCGTTGAGCGCCTTCTCTTTTGCCGTGGCCTCGATGAAGAGATCTTCGGCATCCTCCCCGACTCTTCGTGCTATCCGGTACATCCGCCAAACTGAGTTCGTGTAGTAGACAAGAGACTCGGCCAGCCCTGCCTTCCATTTGCGAAACGCGGCAGTCTCTAGCGCCCTGCGCTTGGCTTGAGCCTCGAAGATCCGCCGCTGCTCGGGACTCAAGTACTCGTCCTTGATCCCGGCTATTTGCTTACATTGCCTGATTGCTTCCTTGAAGTCAACCCCGCCTATCTGCTGGATGAACGTAAACACATCTCCTGCCTGACCACATGCGAAGCACTTGAAGAAACCACGGTCGTCGCTGACGCAGAACGATGGAGTCTTCTCCTGGTGGAATGGACAGAGGCCCACCCATCGAGTCTTCGATGAACCGCTACGCTTCAGTTCAACGTAGTCTTTCACTACGTCCGACAGCGTGATCTGCTCTTTGACGTACTGAGGATCTAGCATAGCGGCTTGGATAACCCCTTGTAGGCGAAACCACCGTGCTTCTGCTTCCACAGTTCGCTGTAGAGGGAGAACCACTCTTCGATCACTACCGGATTAACAGTTGCCAAGTCCTGGGTCAGCTTCTCGAACTCGGCCAGCTTCTCCGGGGTAGTGATCTTGACCATTGTGGTGACCTCGCCGACCCGCATCCGGATTGCCCGGACCATCTTGCGGTATTCGGCGCTCGGATCGTCGTCGATCTTCGCGGCTGGAATGGCCGGGATTTGAGCGGATTCGGCCCGTGGTGCGATTTTTCCCTTCTTCCCTACCCCTCGGTAGGGTCCGGGTTTTCCGCTTGTGTTTTCCAAGAATCTTTCGATCTGCTTTATGTACCCGCTAATCGGAAATCCCTTGCTCTCCCAGAACTCATCGGCCTTGTAGTTGTCCAACGCCTTCATGCACTCGTCGAATCCGTAGAGGTTTATCTGCTTCTCCAGGTCGTCTCCGTGTTTTTGGTAGAGGGCCGTAATGCTCTTCTTGCAGATGTCGGTTCTCTTGTTCCGTGGGATTTTGTCATAGGATTTTAACAAAGCCCGGACTCCTTCGTTCATGTTCTTTTCTTCTCCTTCGTGTACGCTTTTCTCTTCGCTTTGACGTTGTTCTTCGTGTTGATGTTCTTTCTCAATTAGGACGGTAATGCCTAGGTTCTCTTCTTCCATGGAGGTTGTCTGTTCTTGTTCTGTTCTACCGGAGTTTTCTTGTTTACTCAACGTCTCGGTTCTAGTGAGATGTTCTTTTCTATTAGGAAGGCAGGTTAGGTCTACATCTACAGTAGACTCTACGATGTCGGTTAGGTGAGACGTTCTTTCTTTCTTCTTAATACTATTCTCTATACTATATATGGTGTCGCTGCTGGCGTAGGGGGGGTACGCTGCTGGCGTGAGGGGGGTAGTGTTGCAAGAGGTGGGGGTGTCGCTGCTGGCGTAGGGGTTATTTCCTGATTCTTCTGCATTGAAACACCCCAATCCATTAGTCTCCAGTGCTTCTTTATGCTCCCGCCTTCTCTTGAGTTCGCTGTAGGCAGAGGCTTCAATTGCCTTTATGTTTAGCCTATAGGAAGGCCAACTGTTCTGGTCGAGCCTTACTTCTATCAGATCCCTTTGCTTCAGTTCTTTGACCTTCTTGGATACGGTTCGCTGGGCTACCATGCCGAGAGTAAGTCTCTCTATTGATCTAGCGTTTACGGTGACCCACGAATCGTATCTGCCCGTATTTGAGTAAGAGAAGCTTTCGATGATCTTTAAGATCAAAGCACAAGCGGCATCTTCATCGGTAATCAATAGGTAATCTTCGTGAATAATCACGAACTTGTCTGAAGCCCTACGCATATGGTATCCTTGGTTGTATCCTTGAGTTGTGGTATCCAAGGGGCTCGCGTTTCCAAGGCACGAGCCCCTTTCTATTTTAGTTAACCACATCTATATTGATGGAGTTAGTCGATTTCGTTAGACTTAACGCTCTCGGTGTTGTTGCGAATCACGGTGTCGATTGCTTCCTGGTTGAGCTTATAGGAAGGCAGATTATCGTTTCCGTACCTTACCTCTATGAGCTTATTCTCTTTCAACTCTTTTATTTTTCTGTACACGTTTCGCTTGGCTATTATGCCAAATGTCCTATCTTCTACCGACTGAGCGCTCAGCTCAACCCATGAGTCACGCTTGCCTGTCGTGGAGATCGAAAGGCTCTCAATAGCATCTAGGATTACAGAGCAGCCGACATCGCCTCCCGTGGCTAGTAGGTAACCCTTTTGAATTACTACAAACTTGCTGAAGTTTTTATGCATATACTTTACCCCGGCCAGATCTCTCCAGCCGGGGCTTCCTTTCCCTGGGATAAAGTCCAACCGTTACGCAGGTTGGCCGCTATTTACCGATGGTGTTCCATCGGATTCTCGTTGGAAGTAGGTGCTGCCGCAGTGCTGGCACTTGTGCCACTCCCCGAAAGTAATGTACCGCTCTGCCTCCATGTAGCTAAGGGTCATCGTGTGCGGGCTGAGCCGCTTGCGCCCGTCTGGGGCGTTGCGGTACGGTACAAAGTCTTGCCTGCATGATCCGTAATCATCAGTGCCGGACTCGTTTTCCACGGTGTAGAAAACATCCACGCTATCCTCTTTGCGCCAAAGACCTTTAACTACGTTTTTCATACGGGCCTTCTTGAAGTTTTAACTGCAAGTTCTTCAGTAACCTAGACTTTTCATCTGGCCCGAATCGGTGAAGCGTCTTGATGATCTGGTCCATTTGCAGCTTAACCCGGTCGTTGTCCTCCTGGGAGACGGGGATGATCTTGCCGTTAGTTCTCGGGTACAGCATCGGATTCCTCCGTTTCCATGTCAGCAACCCCGCTATCTAGGAGTTTGCTTTCCATCTCAAGGAACGCAAAGTTCTTGCACTTGTAGGCTTCTGACTGGCGAAGACCATCAATGCGAACCACCACGCCCTCAGCCGGAACCTTGCCACCGTGGTACTTGCACATCTTGTTATCGACGTAGGTTTCTTTTACGGTTGCAAGAAAGCCTTCCGGCCAGTTGAGATCAGGCGAGACGCTGGTAAGTTCCCATGCCTCACCATAGTACAAGGTCGGCACCGGGTTTAGGTCAGTGCGTTCGCAGAACTCAATTACCTGCGGCCAGGAAAGCTCGACGACAAGACCGCGATCATTGGTCACAGTAACACGATAAACGTACAGCTTGTGCTGCTTCTCTGGGCATCCGTAGTGGTAGCCCTTCTGAATCGGAGAGCCTTCCTTGGTGTAGCCTACGATCTCGCCGTAGATCGTATAGCCTTCAGGGATCAGATGCTTGATCTCGTTAAAGGTATCCGTCCAAACATCCGAGTCGTAGTAGTGGGCGGCGTTCTCTTTCGGTTCACCGACGCCCTTGACAACCCGGCGAGAAGACCAGACGTAATCGTACTTGGTTTCCTGGATCTTAACGCCAAGGTTCTTGAGGATCTTCTCCCACCAAGACAACTCCCGTTTCGTCAGTAGATTACCAAAGACCGCCGAAGTTCCGTGCAGCTTCTCCGTGATGCTGATGATTGTATCCGGATTGATCTTGTCAAGGTTCCGGTCTAGTTTTGCCGTATCGTAGTGGAAAGCAAACTGCCCGTCCACGATAGCGTCTTCGAGACTGACCTTCCGTACCTGTTGGCGAGGACCACCGGAAGCGCGGCGGTTGAACTGAGGAACGTACTTGCGGCAGATCGTGAACCCGGCTACATGATCGAACTCCATCCCCGGCTTGATGCTTGCAAAGTCAGCGCCAGTGATCCCGGTAAACATGATGGAGTCGAGCGGAATAAAGAATCCTTCGGACTTGTGGCCCCGGAACTTAACCGCTTTAATCCGCCCATGCTCCTCGAAGTACCCCTTCTTGGTCTGGTCGCTGTTGAGTTCGGCCTTCCGGTTAAGGTTGTTGTGATGCAGGAACTCCTTGCTCAGTTGAGTCTCAACCGGGAAGAACAGGCCGATGTCCCCGGCCTTGGTTTCCTTGCTGACGATCACAGAGTTTCCGTAGATCAGAGCCGCCTTGACATTATCGCAGTTGGCAAGCTCCGCAAAGTTCTTCAGTTCAACAACTACCGCACAGTAGTTGGGGTTAACGGGTTTGTTAAACACTTCTCGATTCTCCTTCTTGTTGTCTGTACCGGGTCCACGCCTCATCCCAGTCGGATGAATGGCGCGAAGAACTCCCGAATGGCCTGCAATGCCAATCGACATGCTTGCCGCAAACGGTACACTTGTCGATCAGAATGTAGATCTGTGGTACAACTCTCCGGGTATAGGACTGCTGAACTGGGACTAGCTTCGTCTGATGCTCCACGCCTTCCTTGCCCCGGCACCACCGCTTCCTATCCTTCTTTCCAGGGATTGGCTTGTGCTTGTCTTCGTCAATCACCAGTAGTTCTTCCCTTCTTTATTCAGTATGGAAGTGAGCGATTCTTTTACTGCACTTTCAATAGTCTCTCTCCCCCCGCCGTGATAGAAGAATGATTTTACGGCATCCTTAACCGCGCCGTCAACCGCCTCTTTCACCGAAGCCTTGACCGCCGCCGCATAGTCGAAGGTATCAATAGCCTTGGTCAGTTCTTTCTTGACCAGTTCTTCAATCTCTGTGTTGTGCGTGTGCAAGGCGTGTAGCACTTGATAACGGACGCCTTCAAGCTCAACTCTGATTGTCGGGAAGTAGTTAGGCATTGCCATCCTTTATGTCTTTAGCCTTCCTGAGTATTGCATTGGCTACGGCGATGGCGTTATCAGGAGATAGGTCGAAGTATCCCTCTCCAAATAACGGGCTAATCTCCAGTCGGACCATGCCTAGTCCATCAAGATCGGACTTGATTTCCGCGATCTTATCTCCGTTAGATGTGAACAGATTGTACTGAGTTTCGATATCAACCATTAGCGGCCTCCTCCATGTCTTTCGCTTTACGGATTAGCATATTAGCGATAGCAACGGCTTGCTCGGGAGTAATGATGTGGCGTCCTTTGCCATATCCATCTCCAAACTCAAGTTGAATTAAACCGAGTCCGTCGTCATCAGTCTTTACAAGGGTCACGGTTTCGCCGCCATCCCAAACGATGTACTGACTTTCAGCCTTAACCATTAACAGCCTCCTTTGTTTTGCGATATTCCCTGATCGCCCAACAGATTGCACGGCAAAGCCAAATGTATCTGTAGAGCGGCTTTACTGCGTCGATCTCCCAAGTATCCTGGAATTTGAATCCACCGTCAACCTCAATAAAGTCTTCAACTTGTCGTCTGACGTGGGACTCGTCATCAGACCACTCGATCTCGTAATCCATCCGCTCGACAATCTTAGCCTTCTCGTCTTCACTGATGCCGTAGTCATCTAAAGAATCAATTAGCTCGTCCCTGAAGTATTCCCAGTCGAACTTGTATCCATGACGGGTGCCATCGTATTGCAGCCCTTCAATCTTCTCGCCCCAGTAGCTAGGGTTGATCCGGTCTGGGTCACTGCTAAAGAAGGTAAACATGTCCTCGACCCGCGAGAACGCCACGGCCCCCATGTCGCCACGGATCAGCAATGTATGCGGAGCGGTGATGATCTCGAAGCGCTGGTTCCAGCTTCCGTCCTTGTTAGCGCAGACCAGATGACGGTAAACGCCTTGGTCTAGCTTGATCGTTAATTGGTGGTCCTTCACGTCTTGAAGGAACTGCTCCAATGTCGGTTTGTAGTCGCTCATGATTTACTCGCCTCCCGCGCCCGCCGCAGGGTGCCGATGAGGGTCGGGCCAAGTTTGGCTTTTCCTCCGCGAATGCCAACGATCACCCGAGGCTTTCCCGGCGATTGATAAATCTCGACCTCGTTTGATTCCTCCTCCGCCCACGCGATCAGTTCGAGGATCTCGGCGGCTTGATTAAACACAGGCGTTGTCGGGGTTTCGTGCCTCAGTGTTTTGGCCAGCGCCCGCAGTTCAGCCGCGTTCATTGGGCACCTCCCGCGCGGGCGGCGCTGGAACCACAAAGTAATACTTCCAATCGAGTTCCGCGCACCGCTTGGGATGGCCTTCTATCTCCTCCCAAATCTGACCATTCCAGCGACCGCACAGCGCCCAGTTCAGCTTTTCCGGCGCTTCCGCAATCGGCCTCCACCCACTTTGCCGGATGAGTTCGGCGGCGGCGCGGAGAAGTTCCTTGCGAATCATCTCGTACTCAATCGGACCGCGCGGCTCTCCGGCAGCGTCCAGCCACTCCAGAACTTTATCCCTTGTCATCTTCCTCTCCCTCCTCGGTAATCCGCTGGTCACTGATGCAGATCGCAAACCCATCCACCCACGGGGCGACAAAAAACTCGACAAACCACAACAGCAGTCGGCTGCACGTTGCCGTGAACTCTTCGCAGTTGTCGCACCAGTAGCCGCTGCAGATCGGGTAGCCCATATAGGCGCGAAACGGGTGATTCGACCCACACTGAGCGCACTTCACAGCTCCTCCTCCTTCACTTCATGAGCCAGCAGCGCGGCGTGGCAGATGGCGGTGGATAAACTCTCGTATCCATTTGGCGCAGCATCACGATTGGTCATAGGCCCACGGTAGAACTCGCAGTAATGCCGCCCTTCAGCCGGACAGAGCATAACGGCGTGCCACCCCTTCGCCCGCATCGCCTCCAGCACCTCGCCAGCGTGGGACAGGTTGGTGAGGGGGGACCACGAAGCGTGATCGTGAATCGGGACCCCATTGATAATTGCGTCCCACGATTTATCGCTGTTCTGAATGATCTCCCACCCCATCACCCGCTCGGCCAGCAGCCGCGTCTTTTCGGCGGCGGTCATTGGGACACCTTCTGTCTTAGTAACGCCTTCGCGTATCGCGCGATGACCTTCTGGTGGTCCTCGTAGTATTGGCACCAATCGCATGGTCCAGTCTCGTTGCTGCACGCACAGCGCCGCATCCCGTACTTCTCGCGGTAGGCATGTGTCGCTAAGGATTTTGCCGCTGCCTTGCGGGTCAGAAACCTCCGACCATTCGCGCCGCGAAAGACGACCGCAGTTTCAGATTTGATCGTCACTTCGCCTCCTCCATCGCCGCCAGAATCGCCCCGAGCGGCGTGTCGGCTTGGTAATACTGCCCACTGAACGGCAGGTAGCAGTTCCACCAGACCTGTGAACCAGTAGTGTCTAAGTCAAGCACGAAACGGCTTTCCTTCATCCACGCCATCGCCTCAAGCGCCTGGGCGGCGAGGAGAAGCGAGTCGCATACCGAATCCATTTGTGTGGCCATGTCTAAATCGTTTTTCACGGCTAAAATGACTTGTCCGCTGCGCGCTTCCTTCAGTGCCACGCGCATAATTTCCGCCGCCGCCTTGAGGTCAGGCATTCGCGGCCTCCCCTTGCACACGTCTCAACCGAATCACCCACTCCCACGACTTCGTACGCTCAACGGCAACTTTAACCACCAGCATCGTCAGCGTCCGGTGCGCCCGAAGCTCTCCAACTTTCCCGGCAATGTTTCGGATGCAAGTTAGGTTGCCTTCTCCGTGCGGGTGCTTCAACACAAGCCATTCCCCGCCTTCGAATTCGACCTGTTTAACGGCGTCGATCATCGCCTGCGTAAGCCAACTCTGGCCGCGTCCTGGGCGAACTGGCTTGCGGACTTCAACCTCTCCTTGGGCTAATAGGGATCGGGCTTGACTACCCGTTAATTGCATCTGCTTCACGCGCCCTCCTCCATCAGCCACAGCAACACCTTCGCCAGGGTCTTCCCGTCCATGCCCTCGCCGTTCTCGATACGGCACAGGGTAGACACGTTCAACCCGATCTGCTTCGCCAGGTCCCGCTGGCTCAACTCCGACATGACGCGGAATTTCCGTATGACTTCGCCGAGTCTCATCTACGCGCCCTCCTTCGCCCCGCCGTCGCGCTCGATGCGGTCGGCCATGTGCAACACCCAGACCGCAAACGACCGCTCATGCAACGCGCCACCCTCGATATTCGGGAAGGTGTCAATAGACTCCCGCAGCACCGCGACCTTGACAGCCGCATCGTGCGCGGCGAGGGACTTGGCGGGCGTGGCGGCGAGGGCTTCCTCGGCCTGAACGAGCAGCATGGCAGGCATGTGCGTGACCGCTTCGCCGCCGACGCGGAACCCTCCAGTAATGATTCCCTCCTTCTCCCGCTCGACCATCGCAGTCCACATCCACGGCGGGTACAGCTTGATCCGGTCAGCGAACGGCTGCAGCGCCGCCCGCAGCCGCTCGACGTGCGCGGCGAGTCGGTCGCGCTCCAGCTCCAAGGCAGCAAACTTAGCGATAGCGCCAGCGTTGTATTCGTATTGCCTGTCTCGCTCCTCCTTTGCCGCCGCGAGTTCGGCGCGGAGGGCGTCGCGCTCGGTGCGTGTGTGCTCCAGCAGTTGCTCGTATGTGCTCACCAGCGCTTTCGCTTTATCGACTATCTCGCTCATTTCCCTTCCGCCTCCTGCCGCAGTTGCGCGGCGCGTTCTTTCAGCTTCTTTGCTGCCGTAGCGAAGCCTTCCTCCTTGCCCTGCCAGAACTTCGGTGCAGGCTGGATGGCCTTGATCCCGCCGAAAAACTCGGCCCACGTCTCCAATTCATCTGCCGTTCCAATCAGTCGCAAATGCCGCACTGATTCCAGTTGCTCCCGCGCCGCCTCCAGTTCGTCGAGCAGGGCGGGGAACGACTGATCCACCGCATCCATCCACGCACACTCTGCGTCAGAAAGGCCCGCGTCCAGTCCAGATGGCGAGGCTTCTTTCTCCTCCCACAGCCGCCGCAGTTCGGCGGTGTCAACCTTTTGCATGTTAATCCTCCTCTCCATCAAACAACAAATCAAAACAGTCATTGCAAGTCGAAGATATGAGCAGTTCTCTATCGCCTTGACTCATGCCGACAAACGCTCTTTGTGCCATTTCACCAGCATCGAACGCCTTGAATTGTTCCTCGGGTGCCGTAATCACATTCACCTGCTTGCACATCCAGCATCTAACGTAACGAGTTTCATTAGCCATTTCGTTTCTCCTTGAGTTGTTAAAGTAGCTTATCGCTTAAGTTTCTTGGCTGACTCTGCCCACTCCTTCTTGAACTCATCCCTCTCTTTACTAACCCGCTTGAGTTCAGCACGGATGGCATTAAGTTCAGTTACTGCCTTGTTTCTTTCTTTAGTGAGTCGCTGCCTCTCTTTGCTGTGCTTGTCTTTGGCTTCCCGCTCCCCCTCCGCAAAGCCTTTATTTTGAGCGTCGATAGAGTGAATAAAGATCAGGTATTCAACGCTGTCTTTGATCTTCGCCATCTCCCGAGAAATCAGTTCGTCGTCTTTATCGAGTCTCACTTTCGCCCTCCTTCTTACGTTCTTTAACCGATTGGTCGATCATTTCTATCTGAGATAGACAGTCTTCTGAAAGACATCCGCCATCACAGGTAGCTCCATCGTATACAACCGGGTAATCACCGCAATTGTTGTAGCGAATAAAAGAAACAGTAGCCGAAAGTAGCTGTCTATCCCGTTCGATAACCTCTTGGAGTTCCTTTATCTGCTCGTCTTTGCGCTTTAGTTCTTTGCGCTGGTTGTTGATGCGGCGGTCGGTATGGATTTTCTCTTCGGATAGGACTTTCACCTGCTCTCGAAGATCGCGAATCCTATCGAACATTTCGTCATTAACATGGTCAGCTAGGTAATGCAGTTCATCTCTAGTCATTCAAGCCTCCCTTATCTCTTTTTGCTGAAACTAAAGTACGTCCCCTGCCGCTGCGGCTGAGTCTCATACACCGCATCAAACTTGGTCGGCGTTGGAATCGGTGCCGTAATGGTCACCCAGAACGACGCCGCGCGACCGATCATCCGCCCACAAACTCCATTGAATCGTACGCCGCCGAACGACACGCCAGCCTCACGAAGAATCTTCTTCGCGTCAATCTCTTTGCCGTTCCCATCTGTCTGCACTACCAGTTCAGGAGGATCATTCTCATCGAAGCACAGATACCACTTCTTCCCATCCTGTGTGACTCCCTCTATTGTCGGCCATTCATACCACTTGCCGTCAGATGACTTGAGATATATATTCCCTAGACTCATTCGATTTATTTCTCCCTTACGAAAACATCCGCTGCTGTCTCTTGAAGTAGTAGTTATCACCGCTAAAGTATTCATCGCGGCTAATTCCGGGGAACCGCTTGACCTTTAATCCCGGAGGAACGATGATCTTTACCTGTTCTTGCGGCTTGTCTTTATCCAGGCAGATATCGCTAGGCCGTTTAACGTAGCGCTTCTTAGGCATTGGCGATCTCCACTTCGATATCGCTAGGTTCGATCTCGTTGATTAGGTTGTCGTAATCGCAATCCTTAACCTCTTCCTGGAATCGTTGAGCTACCTCGCTGTCTGGTTCAAGTAAGAGATTGAGTAGTTCTTCTGTTGTGAGCGTAATCTTCAGTTTGCCGCGCTTCTCGTGGTAGGTAATCATCTCACTGAACTGCCCCTTGATTGAGCCGGGGTGTTCTTCCGTGATCTTCTTGGCCCAGATGTTGCCAGTGATCTTCATTCGGCTTCTCCTTCCTGTCCCCAGAGAATCTTCCCGAGAACTTGGTCTGTGACTTCTCCCTCGATCACATACTGGAGATCTCGCATCGAGATATTCTGCTCATAGTATTTATCAAAAATAGGGGCAAGTAATTCCCTGATTTCGTTGGCGATATCGAGGCCGAGCTTGTTGTAGCGCTCTGTGTTTGGGTTAAACAGAGATACCTTCGGCTCGACTCTCTCTTGATTTTTGCTTTCCATTCGTTTTCTCCTTGGTTGTTGGCTGGCGAGGGAGGAATCGAACCTCCATTCACGGAGTCAAATTCCGGTGTTCTGCCTTTGAACTACTCGCCAGTGCTGGTGGACCCGATAGGACTTGAACCTATAAAACCGTCCGCTTATGAAGCGGCTGCTCTAACCGATTGAGCTACGGGTCCGTTGGTTGATGAACAAGTTTATACCGATACCGCTTTCGTGTCAACCCTAGATCTTTGTCCAGGTTTTCTTTTTTTTATTCCATTCTGCCGCTCTTCCGTTTGTTCTGATTACTCTGTTACCGTATACCCATAGCGTCTTCTCATAAGCTCGGCCAAGATACCAGCCAACTACGAACATGCAGATGGAAGCGAAGGCCATGTGAGTCACAGTTCACCGCCGAATAGACCGCTTACGCTTTTCACCCTGCGGCCCTTTGTCATCGTCTCGACTACTCCCGAATCGTCAGTTCCCTGCTCGGCTTTGTACTGAGGCACATCGGTCGCACACTCCTCGCACTGGTTGATAAACCCCGGCTTGTTGGGCGTAACAGTGAACTCTTGTTGGCAATCCCTACAGATCATTACATTTTCCTCGCAAGAATGGATGAGATGAGTGCTTGTGCCTGACCAGCGGACATAGAAGCCCGGATCAGTTGCTTGTATCTATTAGTATCACCGCCGACCTTAGATATGCCAGATTTATCTATCTTGGCTAGTAGGTCAACCTGTTTGTCGGATACAGGATTACTTCTCCAGGATGCTGACTTGTTGCCAACGGTGCGGTCCTCATTGCTTAGGCCGTACTCAACCCGCTTAACCGCATCCTCTAAGCTGGGAGCAACGCCGACAAAGCTGCTTACCCCGTTCTTAGATGACCGGATCTCATACATGCCCATCTGATTCTGCTTGATGGTATTGGTCTTTGTCGGTAAGTTCAGGATGTAGGTATCGCCCTTCTTGATCCAACTCATAGTAGAGACTTTACCTACTTCTTCAGGTGTCTCTGGGACGGTAATCAGGTCGATCTTCTCGACGATACCCCGAAGCGCGGCAGGGTCTTCGACTTCTTCCAGCTTAGTCTTCTTCTTTAGCTTCTCGGGCAAGCCTTCAACTAGCTTCTCTACCTCTTTAGTAAACTCCTCCATTCGGCGACCTTTAGTATCGAGCTTGGGGCTAAGTCCGAATAGGGACGGAACGGTAACGAGGCTATGCCGGGAAGACACGTCAACGAAGTCAATGATAGTCGCGCACGGCTTTATCCAGCCGGGGTCTTTGCCAGCGGCAATCATGGCGGATAATGCTTCAGGCGCAGGGCAAGGACGCAGGACTCGGCCAACGGCTTGCCTATAGATTAGGCCGCTACGGAAGGGCCGCACCATGCAGCCGACCTCGATAGTGGGGTCATCGTAGCCTTCAGTGAACAAGAGGGCGCTGCAAAGAGCTGTGAGTTCGCCTCTCTTGTGCTTGTCTAATATCTCTTTTCTTTGGTGTGTGGGCGTCCGCGAAGAGACAGCCATTGCCTTCACGCCTTGATTCCGCAGTTCGACGGCAAGGTCTTCGGCGTGTTGGATATCGAGAGTGAAGAATAGCGCCTTCTTCCCGTTGGTAATCTCAAGGTACTTCTTTACGACAAGTTCGTTTCTAGCCGGGGTGTTGATCTTTTTCTCTAGTTGCTTGTGGTTGAAGTCGCCAGCCGTGATCTTTACGTCAGAGATGTCAACGGTAGTCTCTACCCGGTAGGCTTCGATGTCGGCAAGGTACTTATTCTGAATCCCCCAGCGGATATCTCGGACGCTGGTAATGTGATTAAAGAACTCGCTCAACCCTTTATTGTCTGCGCGGTTCGGAGTTGCCGTCAGGCCGAATAGGATTCGATCCTGGTTGTTGTATTTGTCATCGCTCAGGTAAACACCGAAGTATTTAAGGACGTTCCGATAGCTGTCGGCGCTGGCGCGGTGGCTCTCATCTACCATCACAACGTCAAACGTATTCGGGTCGAGAGTCTGTAAGCGCGGGCTAAAGATAGGCGTCCCATCCTCTTCCTCTTTAACCGATCCGATAGTCTGGATACTGGCAACTACAACATCGGACATAGGGGAAGACCGATGTTCTGCCTTCTCCACGCTAACGATCAGTTCAGGATAGGACGCCTGAATTTTGTCAACTGTCTGCCATACCAACTCTTCTCTATTGACGATAATCAAAGCGCGTTTCTTTCGGAGCTTGCCGACGATGTGCGCCATCAGTACCGTCTTCCCTAAGCCAGTAGCCCAGACGACGAGGTTCCTGTTCTTGCCAGCCATGATGTCTCGCTGGCATTTGATTAGATCTTCCTGTTGGTATGGACGGAGGTTCATTTGATTACCAGAGTCTGTTCCTGATATGCTTCAACGCCGGGAATGTTCATCATCGCACCCATGCTCTTAGCCTTAGCGTCGAGCGCCTTCTGGTCGGGGATGAAGTATTCGCGGTAGCGAGGGTCTTTGATCGCGGCTTCCCACAGCTTATCCATGTCCGTGATCCGCGCCTTCCACGGCGTCTTTCTCATACCGGAAGCAGACGACTTGACGGGCGCGGGGATAATGACCTGAGGAGCAGGCTCGTCATCAAGCGGCGTCCACTCAGCCGCCTTCTGTTTAGCTTCTTCGAGCAGTCGCGCCTGTTCTTCCTTGATCCGCTTATCTTCAGCGATCTTCCATTCCAGGCACCGCTTGCGGAGGGTTTCTCGTACCGTCTCGGCGGGTTCCTTGAGTTCTTTCATCAAGCCGTTTAATGATTTAACGGCAGCGTTGAGCGGCTCCTTGATCGGGGCGAACTTGGCGTCGATCCGCTTGATGTACTCGTCTGCTTGTTTGATAATACCCACAGCCGTAACGTGTGATGTCTCATCTGTTACTGCAATTTCGGTAGCAAGTAGGCGTTGCGCCTCCTGCATTTCCTCTTCGACATTCGGCATGTCGATCTGCCGAACTAGGACATCCTTGCTATCGTTTCCCAATACTTCTTGCATACATTCTCCCATTCAATGAAATCCATCGGGTTATCGTAGCTCTTGATCTTGTAGGTCTTGAGCTTCGGGTTGATATGGAGGCAGTACCGTTTGGCATCCTCATAGGTTAAAGGGAACCGCATCATTGCATAAGCTGCGGTCTGAAGTCGGGCAGACTCAGGCACGGATGATCCGGTCTTGATGTCCATGATAAAGTCCGGGTTAATGCCAGCACGGTCCACCATCCCGCATACATCCAGCGCCTCATCGTACATAACAGCTTCGATGTCGGTGAACGTGGGGTCAACGTCCAGCTTGTACAACTTGTACATTTCAAAGCACTTAGCTTGCTCTATCGGGAGATCACTGTCTGGCTCAACGCCTTGATCGTAATTCTCGAATAGCGAATGAAGTGTTGTACCAAGCGCAGCCGCAGTATCTGATTTACAGAACGGGCTAACGTGCCCCATGAGGTCGAGTACCTGCGTGACGGAGGGCTTTATCAGCCCCCCGACACGGTAGGTATGGCTGGCTTGGTCGAAGCTAACCATTTGCCATCATGTCCTTGAGCGAGATACCAAGAGCGGCACTCGCCTTCAGCTCATCGAAAGCCCCGGCATCTTCCATGTAGCGGTTAAGGAACTTCACCATGGAAGCATCGTCTTTGTAGTCGGCAACGTCCTTGAACAGCTTGTCGATGGTCTTCAGGAGGACCACCCCGGTCCCGATGCCGTGCTTCTTCGCAACAGTATCGGCCAGCTTGTTTACGTCAACGGGTTCAGCTTCCGTCTTGGTCCCGTTGTGACTCGCCCAGAGTTCGCCAAACTTAACGGGGTCGGCCTTAAACGCATCCTTCTCCTTCTCGCCACGGGCAACGTAGGCAATCGCGTCATTAAGCGGTTTAACGTACAGCGACGATTCCTTTGGGGAGCCTTCCGGCCAGATACCCTTGAAGTATTGCTTAATCGTAGCGAGGTCGGTC